AGCGTCTGCCATACTGTCCCTAAGCTCTGGAAAGTAGGGCCACGGATTCCATGTATGCTCACCATCCGTTAGGGAGTGATACTTGTCCAAGTCGTCGGAGGCGCTTTGAATTACCTCCATGAGTTTTATGGCCTGCTTTTCTTGTTCAGTCATAGAGATGAGAGGGCAATCGGGAATTTTAGGGTTTGTCCGCTGACTGGATTGTAGGCATCTCCTCCACGCTCACGATTCTTTGCCAGCTATTCTTGATTCGGTCGGCAAATATATGTCGCGCCTCCTGCTCGCTTGAGGCCTTCAAGATTTCACGGTGAGTTGATTTACCAAGCTGCCCATCATACGTCACATATCTGGTTTCGATTTCCAATTTCCAAAGATTGCTCATATCCCAAACCTTACGCCAATCCCATCCAAAGATCAAGTCTTGCCTTACGTTAATTCGCACATACCATCCCCGAATGACCAAAGCGCCTCCAAAATCTAACGTTGTCCAGTTCTCCAAAGGGCCGCTGAACGTATGGGGCTTTCGAGAAAATCTAGGGGCTAAAAACCAGCTCCAAGTCGAGCTTTTGCTGATGCAGCTTCGCTTCGGTTCTCAGCGCCACCGAGACGGCTCAAAGAACGAGAAGGGGCTACCTGCATGGCGGCACTTCATGAATGCTGTGGAGTTGATCTGGAACTACAAGGATTCGCCAACGCCGTTCATCTGGCATCCGTGGGCCATTCAATACGCCAAGGACGCATTCAAACACAAACGCTACGCCGTCACGTCTGGCGGTTCTGGCGGCAAGACCGAATTTTTCGCGGTCTATGCCCTCGTTTGGTGGTTGGCTAATCCGTTCGCCAACGTGATTTTGGTGAACACCACGACCATCAAGGACGCAGACGGGCGCATTTGGGGTAGCATCACGAAGTTCTTCTCAGGAATGATAGCGCCACCTCCCGGAAAGTTGATTTCGTCCGGCCACTGTATCAAGTCGGTGGATACCAAGTCGGGCCAAACTCTCGACAAGTTCGGGATTCGCCTGTTCGCCTGCGAGAAGTCCAAGGAGGCAGAGTCTAGCCGCGCTATTCGAGGTCAAAAGCACGGCCCCGGTGGTAAGATCATCGTGATTATGGATGAGGCTGCGGAGCTTGGAGTTGCCATCCGCAATGCCTTCGAGGAAAACTTGACGCAGAACCCGAACTATCAGCTCATCGCCTTGGCAAACGCCAATACGCCGTTCGACAACTTTGGGGAAATCTGCAAACCGAAGGACGGGGGCTGGGAGAAATACGATCCGGCGTGGGATTCGTGGGAAGGCGAAGGCGCGTTCGTTCGCCGTGTGAACATCGAAACCTCGCCGAACATTATTTACGGTCGGACGATCTACTCGTTCCTCATGACGAGGGAGGCGCTGAAAGACAAACGAGAGCGTCTAGGCATGAACTCACGCGCATACTGGCGAGGCGTGCTAGGAGCCTTCCTTCTGGATGGTGATGACGAGACGATCTACTCGCCCGGAGAACTCCTCCGCGTGCCTGCCGATTGCGTCTGGCAAGGCGTGCCTACAAAGGTGGCTGGCTTTGACATCTCGCATACGACTGGCGGGGATAAGTCTGTGCTCACCATCGGGTCTATTGGCCTGTGCGTTGACGGCAAGAAGCGCCTGCGTTTTGAGAAGCATATCGAGCTTGATGAGGACGTGACGCGGAAGGATGTGGACCGCACGACGCAGATGGTCGAGAAGCTGAAGGAGATTTGTCTGCGGGAGGGAATTACTATAAGCAATCTTGCCGTTGATAGCAGCGCCGGGGGAGGCAAGACTTTTTCCGATGCCATTTGGTCGAAGTGGTCGAATGGGTTCCTTCGCGTGGACTTTGGAGGTAAGGCTTCTGATAGGCCAGTGTCCGCTGCTGACCGCGAGAAATCCAGCGTTCGATTCGCGTCCAAGGTTAGCGAAATTTGGAGTGTGGGCAAAGAACTCATTCGCTGCGATCAACTGCGCAACATCACGAAGGAAATGGCAGAGGATTTAGTCTCTCGCAAATACAAGGACACCAAGGCGCAGGATGGCGGATCACGCATCAAGGTGGAGTCCAAGGTGGATATGAAGAAGCGCATTGGACGCTCGCCTGACGTTGGAGACTCGGCATTTATCCTCGTTGACCTTTGCCGCGAACGCCACGGTCTAAGCAGCATCGACAAGCCGGGGAACTACGGCAGCAAGCAGACGAATCCGTTGAAGAAACGGTTCATGGGGCTGGCGGAGTTGTTTGCGGCTTAATTAGGAAGCAAGCTGACCGTGAGATACGTGTCGGTGGACTCATGGATGGCATACACATCAAATCCACGTCTGAACGCTTCCAACCACCATCCAACATCCTTCACAATCCGATGAGGATCGCTACCATCTGGCAGCGTCTTCGACGTGCATGGGACTAGGCAAACTCGAACCATGAGGCATTTACCAGTCAAAGAGCGCAAGTGGTCCATGACTCGGGCAAAGTATTCTGGCTCAACGTGCTCCAAAACATCTGTGCAAACCACCAAGTCTGCTGGTTGTGGCATGGCCGAAATCTCGGGGATGGATGGATCATAGTCAGCGACCTCGATTCCACGGCTGCGCATTTCCTTCGAGAAGGTCTGTTTGCCAGCGCCGTAGTCCAAAGCGGATGAGCATCCATGCTGTCGATACAGTTCTTCTGCCAAAGCTGCCTGTTCCCAGCCTTTGTATCCAAAGCGAACATCGGGATTGAGGTGGAGGTCTTGATTGAGCTGGCGGTATTTGGGCGAGATAAGTTCTGGCGTCATATTCCAAGGCGGGTTTTCATACAGGCTATCAAAGGTTCTAACCTGACGAGCGGCGATTTCTTTTCGTTCCAGTTCGGCAACTTGCTTCACTCTCTCCAAGGTAGATTCTGGATTCTTGAAGAACCTTTCAAGCCTATCATTGGAGAAATGCTTTCGCAAGGCTTCCTCGCCGCCAAAAACGTAAAGGGCGACGGCTCTGGCTAGTCCGGGCTTCTCTCCCGAGTTGGTGTATGTCCTGTATTGAGCATGCGGCCTTACTCTCTCGGGCCACTCCCCGAAGTGATAGACTACACCATCCGGTATTGCCCAGTTTTCGTAACCAAGCATCCAAGTCTTCATGCCGAGATAGGAGAGAACACCCCATCCCAAGTTGTGCTCTGCGCAACATCCTAAGCCTCCAATGTCAGCCCAAACCGATTTGCGGATCATGTAGGGCATACCCTTCCACGGAACCATGGATGGCTTTTCGACGGGGGTTGCGCCAGCCCATTCCCCCAAGGGAGTTCTGGAAACACTGAGATGCGTCCTCTTGGTTGCGGAGGAGCGATGCGCCCATTGGATCGGTGCGTGGACAAAGCCAATCGGATCATCCTTGTGTTCCTTGTGGAACTTTAGCAGGGCTGGAATCGTATTGTGGCCTATCAGTGTGTGAGCGTCTGTGTAGAACAGGTATTCGCCCTTTCCCTCTTCGTGGGCCAGATGAATAGCCTTCGCGATGGATGGATTCTCAAGCCTGACAACCCGAACGATGCCCTCCTTGATTTGCCCAGCTAGGCAATCCATCGCCGCTAGATGGACATCCTCGTCGGAGTTTTCCACGACTACGATTTCTGCCGTGACGCCGGATTCTTTGATGGCCTCCACTGCGGACAAAACCGTCACGCAAAGCATGGACGTTTCGTTCCTTGAGGCTAGGACGATGCTCAATTCCATTTACGGAGGTGGTGTCGTTGGAGGGTCCGTGCTTGGAGGAACTGTCGTAGGCGGCAAAGTCGTCGGCGGAAGTGTAGTTGGCGGTAAAGTTGTAGGCGGAACCGTAGTCGGCGGCAAAGTTGTGGGTGGCAGCGTAGTCGGCGGCAAGGTCGTCGGAGGCAAAGTTGTCGGCGGAAGGGTCGTGGGAGCAACCGTGGTCGGCGGAACAGTTGTCGGAGGCAATGTCGTTGGCGCTCCCGTTGTTGGAGCCGCCGTGGTCGTCACTGGAGGCTCTGGCTCTCCGCCCACATACGTCACCACCCCGCCAACAATGGACAGATACGTCCCAACTCGAATCGGCACCACCTGCAACGATGGCGTTGCGTCAAACGAGTTATCAATCCTCACCACCGGCCTAGCCTGCTGCCGGATGGTAACTTGGTCAGACCCACGCTGGCGGTTCGCAATCAGGCCTCCGACTCCGTATTCCTTGGGAGCGGACTGATACGGGCTGGCATCAGGGCCATACGTGCCGTTTGCGGTCGTAATCATTGGATCGTCTCTTCAGGCTGCGGAGGCGGGAAGATTTCCACCTGCTCGCGTAGCCACATGCCGTTCACATACTGCTGCGTGTCGCGGAGGATGAAGCTCTCCCAGTCGATGAAATTGGTCGCCGGAATGATCGTCTTGTTCGGATTGCGCCCCGGAGGAGGGTTTTGAACGCCCACCCCAACGATGATTTCCGCTGTGTATTGCTGCTCGGGAAAGACAACCGTGGGATGCAGGCAGCGAACAAAGTCCATGGAAACGCCGATGTAGGAGCCATTCACATCCGTAGGCACCGGCTGCTCATGCGTCAAATCAGCCTCGCTCCACGGCGTCGGGGAAAGGAACTGTCGGACGATGATGGTCGAGTTGTAGTTGACCTCTGGAATGAACTTGTAGCGCGGCAGAATACGTGGCGTAGTGACGATACTAGCGCCGTTATTGATCGCCAGCGGGAAGGCATTCGTCTCGATGGCGTAGAGGTCGAGAAGGACCGCAGGCCAAGTGTAGTTCTGCGTGTCCGGGAAAACCTTGAAGGGCTTATTCTTGGTGCCTAAACCATCCTTGGAGTTCTCGGTCTTTGATTTGCCGAACAGGAAGGAAATGGAGCCAGCCCCAGCCTTGGAGCAGGAGACATAGATGTAGTCGCCCCATTTCTCATTGGCGCGCTCACCGTTGACAGCCCAAAGGAACTCCTTGTAGCGAGTCACTCCAGCCTGCAAAAGAGGCTTCTCGGGCGACAGGAACAGCTCCGGGTTGATCTTTTGGTCAGGCACCGACACCGAGAACATGAACTCGTTCGGGTCTGGCGTCGGGAGTAGCTGGAAATTCGAGGCCATTAGACGGTGTTCGGGGGATACGGAGCAATCACATCGCCGGTCTGCCATTCAGCGGCCAGAGAGGCGGGGGTGCCATTCTCAATAGTGAAAATCCAGTGCGTGCGGGCGAGGAAGGTCTGCCGGAGGGGCTGATGATTGATTTCGTCGGAGACTGAGGCTCTCAGGTCGGTGGTTCCCTCCACCGCAAGGCCTCCAGTTCCCGTGATAGCGTTTGCGCCGCCCCCTGCGAAAACACTCGGGATGACTGCGGCAGCGCCCACAAATGAGCCGGGAGCCGTTGCGGAGGGTGCCGTAGTTATGGGCCAGAGAGTCGTCGTATTCGTGAAAATATCCCGAAACTCGCTCGACCAGACCCGGATTTCATCCCGTTGGATGATCGCGTAGCCAGAGGTGATGTTTGAGCCGAGGTTGACCGCAGTGCCGCCGAGGGTTTCGGCCAGCTTGCAGGTAGCGCCGGAGCTGTCTCGGGCGAAATAGACCCGGTTCGTGGTGACGTTGGAGCCTCCTGTGAGCTGCGTGAAGGTGATTTGCAGGCCGTCTGACAGCGTTGCACCGGCAAAGGTGACTACATCCGTGGAATCGACCCCCGTGACGCCTGCGTAGGCCGTGGTTGATCCGGTAAGGGACACCGCAGAAACGTCGTCGTAGCGGAAGAATCTGCCGTTCTTTCGCGAAAGGAAAAGTGTGCTACTTGCCATAATTTCGGAGAATATCACTTGCGCGGGTGAGGGCAAGTTGTTAATGTTGGGTCGAATTCAAATAGGTTCACCCGTTGCAGGAGTGATCTGACCAACCGGGGAACCCGCTTAGGCCGACTGCTGCAACCAGTCGGCCTTTTGCGTTTCGGGCAACGCTATTGCGCCTGACAGAAGCTATTCAATCCCCATAAACCCCGAAAGGGAACAATGTAAGGTGAATGGCGGCGATAGCAAAACGCTTGATGTGGCGGACTCCTGTGAAAACGGAAAAGACGCCATTTAAAGACCCGGCTACCGCAGAGCGATGAATTGCCCGCTGCGGATACCATGTCCCAGTATGGTAAAAGGTTTGCGCGAGCGCCGAAGTGTTGTGGCTCCTCTGGATTGAGGAGGGATTGAGCCTCCAGCCCACGTTAGCACGGTAGGCAGTGTTCGGACTTCTCAGCTTCCAGTTGAAAGACTTAATGCTTTTCGCCCCGCAAGGGGCGAGCTGTGCCCGCGCCCTAACTCGCAATCCGTTGAAAGTTTCAAATGCAACCCCGCTACAAACAAGAAATCGAAGCCTCTGGCCTTAGCCAGAAGGAATGGTATGCGCAGATTTACCTCAAATCTGACCACTGGAAGGCGCTGAAGAAGGCCAAGGCAAAAGAGGTGGGTCGAAAGTGCGAGATTTGCGGCTCCAAGAAAAGGCTGGAGTTTCACCACGACAACTACCGGGACATTTACGATGTGACGACGGCTGATTTGAGGATTCTGTGCCATACCCACCATCATGAATTTCACTTTGGGACAAAGCCAGAAAAAGCCTCCAAAAAGAAGGGCAAAAAGACGCCGATTCCAGCCTTCAACATCGAGGGGCTTGATTTGCGATCACCGTCTTTGGCTGAATCTGTCAAGCCGCTCATCATGGGTTTGAAGAACTGCCAGAAAAACCCACGCCTAAATACCATCATCAGGAAAATGAGGTCATTGAAGCTACCCCAAGACGCCATCAACTCCATCATCATTTTGAAGAGTGGAGCTAAGGCTAGGAGGCTGAAGTCTGTCATCAATGGCAGTGGAGGCGATAGAAAATGGACTCAGAAACAATTTGAGCAAATCTGGTCTAGTTTCTTGGCTTGGAGAATACCGTCTCTTGACCTTGTAGAGACTTTTGAATCACATTACGGAGAAAAACTTCGCTTACGCCACAAGAGATATTTGATAAACGAAATTGCCAAGGTCGGAGGATCAATTCCTATGAGGTAATGGCGCAAACCCTGCATCCCGTGTGACACCCCTTGACTCACCCTCCGAATAAGCGTAAGGTTGGAGATATGAACCCCGAACCCCAATGGCACGACTTCCCGTTCAAAAACGGCCTGTATGCGCTGCGTTGCGATGGCTACATGGCTGTTGCCAACATTCACGGCGAAGGACAGGTTTGGTATTACCGAAATGAAGGCCACGCTTACTCATACCCATTCGATTACAAGTCATTTGACGGCAAGTGCTACGGGCCTATCAAGCTTCCAAAACTGTAAGTATGACAAACAAACAATTCGCCGTCCTCGTTGACGACATTCGCTCCCAAGTTCGAGCGCAGGCAAATTCAATCGACTCCATCGCCGCGTTCGTATCAGCAGTTGCCTTTGAGGTGATCGAAAACAAGGCTCCAGACGTTTCTTGGGATGAGCTTTTCGACAAGACCATCATCGTTCTTCGTAGCACCCTTGAAGGCGTTAAGAATCACTATGAAAAGCATACGCCAAACGGATAAGGCCATGACCCCGGAACAAACCCTCACAAAACTCCTCGACCTCTGCGCCCAACATGGCTACGACGCCGTGGCGATTGGGATGAAGCATGAGGTGGTGCCTCACTCAATGGGATACACTTTTCCAGAAAGCGGAATCTTTGCCAAACCCCAAGGTCGAAGAAAGTGTGAAATTGATGGATGGCCTGCAATCTGGACGCTAACTGAAATGGTTGGCCTGAAATCCAGTTGCGGCAACACGCATCAGCGTTTCATCGAAAACATCCCCTTCCACCCTCAAGTCTGGCAGCTTAAAAAGGGCAAGTGGGCGAAGATTGCGGAGGAGGCCTAATGCCTCACCTCTGCCCTGCCTGCCACGCTTTCGGACGTTCCTTGTGGAACAATTCATGCCTATGCACAGGTGACGCCATGCAGCCAACGGCCTTCCATGAGTGGTCGGTAAAGAACCGCGTCCCATACAACATCCCGCAGCCTAAAATCGAACTGCCGAAAGTGGTTGTCAAAAAGCCGAAGCTGGTGTTTGGTCAGGCTATAACGAAAATATGACCTACGAAGAAGAAACCATCGAGGACGCCCTTGTTACCCTCTGCGAAACCGTGTTTGACCCGGATCGCGCAGCGCCGTTGATCCGCAAGAACATCGCCAACCGCATTGCCTGCGAATACACCGTGAAGTTCTACGGCACGGAGGCTGGGATTATCATGGAGACGAATCTAATCACCAAGGCAGAGCCTAAGAGGCTTGGAAAGAAGGTGGTGGTATGAGTGAGACGCAAGTTTTATCGAATGTCCTTGGCGGCGCTCAGGCGGCTGATTTAACCGCAATGAAGACCGCATCTATTATGAGCCGTCAAGGATATAGAATCACGGGCTTTGTGGTGTGTCACCCTGAAACGCATGAGCGGTGTATCGTGGAAATGTCCGCGTGCCGTTGGCTGACCAACGAAGAGATGTGGTGGCTCATGCACGTCAGCAAGTCACCTCTTAACCCTACCTCATCTCCTCCACCCACCGAACCATAATCGGCGTGATCGTGGCATTGTCGCCATCGTGCATGGAGCAGCCTTTAGGGCATTCGATGAACCAAGTGCCGTCGTAGCCAATCTTGGGCCTCTCCTTGTGTTGTCGGCAGGCTGGAGCGGTCTGGTTGAAGTCCTGCATTAGGCGCTCGATTTGGGTCATGCTTTGATTTCGGCTGGAAAGCCACACGCAACACGCAAATCCCCCATCCATTTTTCAGCAGCGGGTCCGGGGTCCACCTTGCGTAGGGGCGCAATATCCTCATGACCAATCACGTCGTCGAGATTGTAGCGTTCAACGAGTGCCTTAGCCAACTCAGTGCAAGCCTTTACCTGCGCCTCTGGATACGCCTCCCATTCAGTAATAGGTCCGCCGTTCTTGTGGCGAGCTTTCACCAGCGGCAGTTTAGTCCACCTAGAAGCCAGTTTGGCGTCGTCGCCAGCGTTGGCTAGTTCAATGCCAATCGAGCACGAATTAAGGCCGTCAAAACCCTTCC